CATACCATTAGGCACGTCAGTGTTAATGTACCAAGAATCAGTATCTGTTAGATAGTGATTTACTCTGTATCCTTCAGGGATCATTCCCATGTTCTTAAGAGCATTGATATCATTATCAGCTGTACCAGTTCTACCTTGAGATTTTAACAATCTTTCAGCATTGAATTGGTTTTCAGAAGGAACAATCATTTTCATTCCTCTAGCTGCGATTTTAAGACCTCTTTCATCAGTCAGTGCAGCAATGTCAATCAATGCTTGCTCTAACGATGTTTCGTTAAGGTCTGCTTGGGTACTTAGCGTGTTTGAGAAAGTTCCAGCGATCGTTGGATGTGCTGTATTGAACAAAGATACTGCATCACCAGAATCAAAGTTGTCAGTTGTTGGCAACCCTTGATTTAGTGGATTAGCAGCTTTGATCTGTTTAGCATTTGCCATTGATCTCGCTAGCGCTTTTGTATAACGAGACGATAGTCTGTCATACAGGTTATCTTCCATTGCTTCTTCAGTCAAAGCGAATGCAAGAGCCACTGTTTCATTAGTGTATCTTGCAGTAAATGTTTCTTGAGCATTGTCATATGCAACAGCCGAACCCTCAGGTTTAACATATGCATTAGCAAAGCCAGATAACATTACTTCTTCTTCAAAAGCTCTGTCAGATGATTCAGTCACATAAATTTCTTTATGCTCCTGGTCGTATCTTTTGTATTCGAGTCCGAACAAAGCATTTAAACCTGGCTCAAGCTCTTTTACAAGTTGCTGTCGTGATATTGCCATAGTTTATATACCTCCCGTATATGATCCAAATAAGTGTTCAGCAATTTGAACACGCCAATTTACATTAGCTGCTGTTAAATCACCGTTAGCTGGATCTCTCGAAACACCTACTACTTTTAACTGAGCGATTCCGTTACTTAAATCACCATCGTCCAGTTCTTGGCCTGAAACTCCGTTAGTCGTACTACCCGAAGTTGGATTTGCGATGTCTGCACATTCAAATACGTCAGCTTGTGCTGATGCACCTGTGTTATTAGACTGCACTTCAAACATTTGGTAGGGACTATCGTAAACAAATGCTTCGATAGCTCCGCTACTAGGAGGTGTTACACTCCCAGGGTAATAGTTCTTATACGTAGGTTTCAAGGTTGTTGGATCAACGTAAAATGTTCCCCAGAAAACGCCCACATTAATTGTAGATCCTGCAGCAGCAATATCGACGTAACCCGTCGCTGTTGGTACCGCAAGGGACCCTTGATATAATACACTAGCATCGCCAGGTAATATCTTATGTGAACTCATTCCAGTGGAATCATCTTGTTGGCCCATTGTCTTTAACGGTCTAAGACCGAAAGCGGCATCTTGATTAGCCATAGTTGTTTCCTCCGTATGTCACCTGTCCCCAAAGGGACCGCCGGTGACGGTTAATTAAATCCGTTGATTAGTAATTGTTAAAAACTCTTACTTACCACCGAAAGATTTGCTAGAGCGGCTATCATAACTGATAGGCATGCTCGGGTGCTGTTCCTTCAGTAAATCGGTTTTGAGAGCATCATCACGTTCTTTAGCTTTGTCACTATAGAACTTTTGACGTGCTTCGGCGATTTCGTTCGGTATTCTGGCCAGCAACAGACCTCCTACTCCGATCACTCCCTTGTGTTTGCCGTTTTGGACGACTGGATAATCTGTGTTTTTGTACTCTGACGCCATAACTAAAACATATCCTGATCTTAATTTACCAGCGATATTTTTAGTGTCATCAAAGCCCAAACTTTCAGCTCTTATCCATCTATGTCGAAATCCATCCGGCGCAGGTGGTGAATCTAAAGCATTCGGTTGTTTCCAAACAACAGGTCGCTTGGTAGCTTCCCGTGTTTCGGATGCGCGAGGATCTTGTTTAACTTCCTCTGGAACTTTTTGAGTTTCAGTTTTAGTTTTTTTCATATGCATTTTACTCCTCTATTACGTTTAATTGTTTAGCATATTCTTCAAGTGGCACATTCAGTTTTTTAGCAATTGCTACTTGTGATGATGTGAGTTTCACAGTTGTGCGACCAGTACCTCTTTGAACGTTTCGCGTAGCTGATGCTACAGTTTGTGTAGGTTTAGTCGTTTGTTCAGTTACCTTACCAAATTTATTAGGGAATTCAAGCTTTATTCTTCTATCTAATTCTCCATAATAATCTTCCGATTGTGGGTCGTAACCTTCCTCTTCCACCAATTTTCTGTGCATATCAAACGCGGTGTAAGTCATGGCGTTATTACTGCCAAACCACTGGTTTTTCTGTGCCCATTCAGTTGCTCTCGCATCTGGTTTCGGTGTTGGGGACTGTCCTTGTCGAATATTTGCTTGTTGATTTAATTCACGCTTCTCTTCTTTAGGTTTTTTGGCTTCTTGATTAATCTTCATTTCAGCCAATCTTGCTTCTTCATAACCCAGTTTAGCAATTTCTTTTTGTGCATCCACTTCGTTAGATATGTTTCCAGCTTCTCTAGCAGCAGTTAATTTTCCTTTAGCTGCTTCAAGACCTGAAGTGATCCGACTCTCCATTTCAGATACATATCCGGTATCTAATTTAGACAATCGCTCTTTTAAAGTTTTTTGCTCTCCCAGAACTGAACGAGCATAACGTGTTGCTTCATCTCTTTGACGTTCAGATTCACGCATACGTTTCGTAAGTTTGGCGATTCTTTTTTTAACGCCTTCCCCATACTCTTCGAGTTCTTTTTCTTTAGGTGCTTCTTCTTTAAGTGTTTCTGTTTTAGGTGCTTCTTGTATAAGTTCTTTAGGTGCCTCTTCTTTAGGTGCCTCTTCTTTAGGTGCCTCTTCTTTAGGTGCCTCTTCTTTTACTTCTACTTCCCCTTCCGGTTTAACTTCAGGAACTGCTACTTCTTGTGCTCCTTCTTTAACCGTTTCTTCAGGTAAAGTAACTTCCACATCAGGTCCATCTGATGGCAAGTCTATTATCTTATCTTTTTCTTTTTCTACGTTTGGCATAGTTCCTCCCTATGGTTAATATTCATGCAAGATATCCTCTGGATTCTTGATGGTTGCTAACACTTCATCGTCGTTTAGCAGACGAACTTCGCCACCTTCTATTTTTATTCTAGATCCTGCATAACGTGCAAACATGATCCAGTCTCCTACTTTGCACCATGCACCATTAGGAAATCTATCTTTATCCTTATAGGCATGAGGTCCTACCGCGAGAACATTTCCACATTGAGAAGCCACCTGTTGGCGTTCTAATGTTTCTTGTCCCATGAAAACTCCACCTTTTGTTTTTTCTTTCATTTTAAAAGGTAAAATTAATATTCTCCAACCTGTGGGTTGGGGTAATTTTGTAGATTCGTTGGTAATTTTTTTGGTTTTTTTAACGCCGACTAATTCTGTTTTAGGAATTTCAAGTTTTGGTTTTACTTGAGATATCGATGACTGTTCCTGTGTTTTCATTATCTTCTGGCTCCTTATTGGTCAGCAGGGTAGAGATTTCCTGTAAAATAGCTTCGTAAGCACGAAGTTGTCCTACCATATATTGGTATTTTTCATAATTGTCAACCTGTCCGTTTAACAGAAAGGTTTGCACATTTCTTTGTGATTCTTCAACTTGTTTTTGTAATTTGTAAATTAAATTTACGCCGTCCATTATTTTTTAGTAGTTGCTCCACCGCGTCTAAAACTTTTAACCGATACTCCACCACTAGGATAACCAAATTTATTATTTCCTAGTACGGGTTTGTAACCCGATACTTTGGTTAAACCACCACCAGCATGAAAACTTCTTAATGTTTTTGCTAGAGAGGCTTGTCGCTTGGTTCTAGTCGAAGCGTCGCTTCCTTTCTTTAAAACTTTATTAGCATAGGCACCGACAGACATATCAGCCGCTTTAGCTTTTTTTGTAAAGGCTCCGGGTCTTTTAATCGCGCCTTGAATCCAGTCCCCACTTTTATATCCTTTACGGACTTTAGTAGCTCCTGGTTTTTTTGCTGTACTTCTAAAATATTCTGGCATTATTTTTTACCTCCATTTTTTCTAAAGATCTGTGTTCCCTTTATACCAAAAATACTCGCGCACACAAGGATCCATAAATTTGTGAACCATGTCGGCAGTGCCGAAAAGTGCTCGAAGAAGCTGTTTATCTTCACCATCGCGGCCGGATCGTCTGACCAGACCCCCCAGGCCAAAATTATTATGGGCAACGTTAATATCGCCAAAACGATTTCGTCCTTATAATCGTTATCTCGGGATTCTAAAAGTTTGCCTTGGTAAGTTTCCTCACCTCGGGCCATTTTCTGAGCGTGCATGTGCTGCGCGTCAGCCATAGCCATTTTTGTTTCTTGACGTTTTTTGT